CCCTCCCCTGCGGTGTTCCAGCACCGTGGGGGAGTTTTTTTAATAGGTATCTTTACTGAGGACATCCAGATGCCGTCTGTAACGCTTCGGGATATTGATACCGACAAGATAGCCGATAGAGTGCAGGAAGCCTGAAATAACAGCGAAACCGTCCTTGTAGAAGGCTTCTATGCGCTTATCCTTGAAGGGGATGTTCTTATAGTCCGGCGGACAGATGAAGGTCCAGTCTGCACCGCTGCGGTCGAGAACTATGCGGAAGAACTTGTCGATGTCGGTATCCTTGAAGCCGGCGTTCATCAGAAGGATGTGATGCTCCATAGCCTCGTCTATCTGACTCATAATGGCTGTCTGACCGTCAAAGGATATGAGGACGAGCAGCGGCTCGTCTGCTGTCATAGCCTTGGCAACAGCTTCCTCAGACGGGTATTTTATAATGTTCATTGGCGTTCCTCCTCTCAGTAAATGCGCTGCGACTGAACGACTTTGCCGACAACAGCGATGTTATTCATCTCCTCACGCTCGAAAATGCGTGGAGGATAGTAAGGATTGACCGAGGTAAGGGTTATCTTGTCGCGGTCGATGCGGACTTTCTTTACAACTCCGTCCTCGCCGTCTATGCGGACAACTGCAATGCACTCGCTGTCGAGTGTCTCCTGTTCGCGGACGAGCACACGGTCGCCGTCGTGGAGCTCCGGCTCCATGCTGTCACCGGTGACGGTGAGCCAGAAATAATCATATCCCTCATGGAGTATCTCGCTGTCGGTGAGGATATAGCCCTCGATGTTGTCCTCAGCGTGGCAGCTCAGACCTGCCGCTACTCTGCCCACAAGCGGAACGGGAACGGTGCTCATACGGATTTCGGTTGCTGTCATTGGTTTGACTTGGGTGGGTTTATCCTCAAGTTCAAGAAATGTTGAAGGCGGCACTTTTAGAGCACTTGCGTACTTGGCGATACGGTCTTTACGCATATTTTTTATATTACCGCTCTCATATCGGCTGATTGTTGCTTCTGATACTCCGACAAGTTTTGCAACTTCGAGCATAGTCAATCCTAATTCGATTCTACGTTGTTTTAAGTCAAACATTATCGCACCTCCTTAATGTAGTGTAGCTTTATTATAACACGACATTTGCAAAAATGCAAGTGTTTCTTGAAATTAAATGAAAAAACTTGCGGAAACGTATTGACAATTCAAAAATCGTATGCTATTATATACTTACGGAAATGCAAGGAGGTGACACAGTGAATCCGACCGAATTCAAAATTGCTCAGATACGCGTTGGTGTGAGCAAAGAGGACTTAGCGAAGGAACTTTGCATCAATCCTACTACGGTATATAGGAAAATCAACGGGGAATCCGACTTCACGCTATCTGAGCTCAAGGTGCTGAAAAAAGTGCTCAAACTGTCCAACGAGGACGTCGACCGCATTTTTTTTGGCGACACACTTACGGAAACGCAAGAAGTGCCCTACACCGCAGAGAATTAGAAAGGAGGGAGAGAGTGATAAACACAGACAAACTTAAACTACTTATGCGAAAAAAACTAATGACGCAGGCTGAGCTCGCTGACGAAATCGGTGTCAAGGCTTGCACGTTCAACCAGAAGCTGAACGGAAAACGCAAAATATCTCTTGACGAAGCTGAGGCGATAGCGATTGCCCTTGATATCAAAAAGAACGAAATCGCCGACTATTTCTTCACAGAGATAAAAAAATAAACGCCTGTAACGCCATTACAGACATTTATTTCCCGAATTTGTTTACCCGATATGCGTTGCATTTTTCCTAACTAAAGGTAGCAGTGTCCCATCGCTGCACTTCCTTTAGATGCATCGGCTTGAAATGTGCTGATAATTTTTGGAACTTAGAAAAAATATGGCAATGGCGTTACCAATTCTATCACGCATTGTTTCACTTATGCAGTTACGGTTCTGCGTTTAGCGCCTCGCATTAACAGCTGGTTACAGCATCGGGAACAGGCAAGTTCAAAAATTTTTTCAAGGTTAGATACCTCGCTTATTATGAATTTGCCTAAGGCACAAATTTATTATAGCACGCCTGTACAAATAATGCAATATGCAACACTTATTTAACAGCCTGTACTAACCAAACTCATATAATTAGAAAGGAGTATGAGTCATGACAAAGAAGGAGCCCATTGTTGGCTGGGAGCAGGTACCTATAGTAGTAGACCTGCCCTATGTCGCAGTAGTCCTCGGAGCACATCCCGAGGTTATCCGCAGATATCTTGTCGCCGGTAAGTTGAGAGGCTTCAAGGTCGGCAGGGAATGGCGGATATTAAAAACAGACCTTATGGCATTCGTAGGGGAGGGGGAGAACGATGTCCGTAGTGCTTGATACCCTATTCCTTGCCGATGTCTTTGGCATCGCAGTCGGAATGCACCTTATAGCGAGATGTGTAGCCGATGACAGCGAGAAGCGCCGCCTCAGGCGCCGGGAAATGTACCGTCAGCAAGCCTATGCGGAAGTCTACCGCAGGCGATGCCAGAGCGTGAACAGAGATGAACTTTGGAGGAGGTTTGCGAAATGAAACATATCGCAGTTAGAGTCAGGGACGAAGACTATGCGTGGCTGATAAGCCGCGCTCAGGAAATACTCGATAAGTTTGCACAGGCTGGCAAGCCGCTGAGCTTTACGCCGGAAGAACTCATACGGGTATCCTTACAAGACAGAGCGCTCAGAACGATAAGTCAGGCACTCTACACCGGCAGAAAAGAAGCCAATACTTTACTCAGCAAGGCAGTGAATAAGTAATGTATATGTCTAATGCAGAAATTGTAAAAGAGTACAAAGAAGCCAAAGACCGCGCGGCACAGGTGAAGATCCTCGCCGATCAGAACTGCTGCTCCACCGAACAGATAATCGGTATCCTGGTCGCTTCGGGTATCGACCACAGATGTTTCAGTCAGCTTCGCAGAAAACAGAATCAAGCAGCCGCTTCCGCAGCTGAGGAAGTTGTCAAGGCTGAGAAGAAGATACCCTACAAGAAGCCGGAGATAATTCCTGCGCCGCCTGAGAAGAAAGAGTCAGCGGCACCGGCGGAAGAACATACACCCGAAGTCCCCAAAGCTGTAATTGCCGCAGTAGAAGATAAGATCACAGAGCTCCAGTATATGATCAATCAGAACAAAGATACAGTAAAGAGCCTTTTACAGCATAGTGAGAAATTCAGCGACCGTATCGGTATATTGACCGCTTGGCTGGAGGAGGTAAAGAAATGACAGAAGAACAGCACAAAAAGGAAAGCTTTGTCCGCCACGAGCTGCTTGAAATGCTCAAAGTCATAGACAAGGACATTCTCAGCACAGAGTATCAGCTTGACGGCAACGACGAGTATGTTGAGGTCAGGTGGCTGTTCCAGAGCGGGACAAGCTACCGGCGCAAGGTCAATGTTACCGCTGACAGCCTGCTTGCAGTCGCTAAAGATGTACTCAAATGCATCGACTAAAGAAAAAAGCTCCCCGAAGGGAGCGAAGTGAAATATAACCACCATTACTATAACACAAAGGGAGAGAAAAGTCAATGATAAAGATTGAAGTAAACAAAAAGGATGTTCATTGGTGTTCTGAGGGATATAAGAAAGACATTGCGACGGAGTGTATTATTTCTGCCGCGGTGATTGCAAGAAAGCTATCTGAGCTTCTTGAATTGCCACTTGAAATGGCAACTCTGTTTATGATGAATGAAGTCTTAAAAGTAACAGAGGACGACGGAGAGACTGAAGAATAAGAGAAGGAGGAAGAGGCAGATGTGTGAAAACAAGGAAACCGCTCTGGCAGTGCAGCCGGAGCAGCTGAATGAAGTAATGGCGAAGCCGCAGGGGGGCTTCATCGAGAGCTTCCGCGAAAGCTACAAGCTGGCAAGTGTATTCGCTAAGTCGTCACTGGTGCCGCAGCAGTACCAGGGCAAGACCGAGGATTGTGCAATCGCAGTCGATATGGCGGAGCGTATGGGTGTAACACCGCTCATGGTAATGCAGAACCTCTATGTTGTAAAGGGTAAGCCCTCCTGGAGTGGACAGGCTTGCATGAGTTTCATCAAGGCCAAGTACGGCGATGCAATGCCGATCTATACCGGAGAGCGCGGAACCGACTCGCGCGGCTGCTACGTCAGAGTCAGAACGCCAGAGGGTGAGATCATCGAGGGAACTGAGGTCACAATTGCTATGGCTAAGGCTGAGGGATGGATGAACAACAGCAAGTGGAAGAATATGCCTGAGCAGATGCTCGCATACCGTGCTGCATCGTTCTTTGCAAGGGTATACTGCCCCGAAATCTTAATGGGCGTGCAGGTCGAGGGCGAAGTTGAGGACAGCGAACGTCCGCAGCCGCAGAAAGCACCTGACCCGTTTAATATCACCAATGTGGAGGAAATCAAGGTATGAGAACTACAAAAATTAAGATAAAGAACCTTTTCGGCATCACAGAGACAGAGCTTGACGGCCGCAGCGTCGAGATAACCGGCGCTAACGGCGTCGGCAAGACCTCAGTCATTGACGCTTTCCGCTATGCGCTGACAAATCAGTCCGAACGCAGCATCATCGTCCATGAGGGCGAGAAAGAGGGCGAGATCATCATTGAGACCGACACCGGTCTGAGCATCGACCGCCGCAAGCGTACAGAGCAGGCTGACTACAAGTCCGTCAAGGAGAACGGCAGAGAGGTAATGTCTCCGGAGAGCTTCCTGAAACAGCTTTTCTCACCCCTCCAGCTCGACCCGGTAGCATTTACCCTGATGACAACCAAGGAGAAAAACAGGGCTATTCTGGATCTTGTTGAGTTTGACTGGGATCTGAATTTCATCAATGAGAAGTTCGGAGAGATACCGAGCTGGGTGAACTACGACCAGAACATTCTTGAAGTTCTCGGAGATATGCAGTCCGAAAGCGGCGAGTGGTTCAAGGAGCGCCAGAACGTGAACCGTGATATCAGGAACGAGACAGCGTTCATTGCGGACATATCGAAGGACATCCCGGAGCACTATCAGGCTGATAAGTGGGAAGCCTACGACCTCGGTGCAGCATACAAGAAGCTTGAACAGATCAAGGAGCACAACAGCCGTATCGAACGTGCAAAGCTCTTCCGCAGCAGCTACGATGCTAAGCTCAGGCAGCTGGAAGCCGACAAGATGATCGCCGTTACCTCGGAGGAAAAGGCGGTTGCAGCTGAGCGCGAGAACCTGCTTTCCGATATCGAGAGAAAGAAAGCGGAGATCAAAGCCGCCGAGGAAAAGATATCCGGGCTTGCAGGCAAGCTGGAAGACAAGAAGGCACTTGCTGAGAGCCGTTTCAGCGAGGCTAAGACCAAGCTCGATGCAGATATGAGCGTTGCCGATGAATACCTTGACAAGCAGCCACTTGACTGCACGGAGCTTCAGAACGAGATAACCTCCGCAGAGGCTATGAAGCGACACCTGAACGAATACAAGCGCATGAAGGATATGCAGGATAAGGTCGAAGAGCTCCGCAAGACCTCCGATGAATACACAAGAAAGATCGAGCTTGCGAGAACGCTTCCCGGTACTATCCTCGAAAACGCACATATCCCGATAGAGGGACTTACAGTCAAGGACGGCATTCCGCTTATCAACGGACTTCCTGTCTCGAACCTTTCCGAGGGCGAACAGCTTAGTCTTTGTGTAGATGTTGCCCTCTCCAAGCCGAACGGCTTACAGATCATACTTATAGACGGTACCGAAAAGCTGACATCAGAGAACCGTGAAAAGCTCTACACTAAGTGCAAGGAAAAGGGCGTTCAGTTTATCGCTACCCGTACTACTGATGATACAGAAATGAAGGTGACTTATCTTGAGTAAGCTCACATCAGAAAACTATTTCTCCCCGGAGAACGAGCTGTTCTATATGGGCAGCTCACAGTTCAAGAACTTTCAGAAATGCGAGGCTTCCGCTCTGGCGGAGCTTCGCGGAGAATATAAGCGTGAGGTCACGGATGCGCTGCTTGTCGGATCTTATGTTGACGCCCACTTCGAGGGAACGCTTGACATCTTCAAGGCACAGCATCCGGAGATCTTCAAGAAGGACGGCGAGCTGAAAGTACAGTATAAGCAGGCTGAGAAGATGATACAAAGAGCAGAACGCTCAGAGCTGTTTATGCAGTTTATGTCCGGCGACAAGCAGGTAATTATGACAGGCGAGATTGCCGGAGTTCCGTTTAAGATCAAGATAGACAGCTACGTCCCCGGCAAGTGTATCAACGACCTGAAGACCATAAAGGACTTCCAGCTCCTCTGGAACCCGGAAAAGAAGCAGCGGCAGCACTTCATCAACTTCTGGGGATACGACATACAGGGAGCTATATATCGAGAAATCGTCCGGCAGAACACCGGAAAGACGTTACCGTTCTTTATATCGGCGATAACTAAGGAGTCTGAGCCGGATCTCGATGTACTCTGGGTACCGGATGACGATCTCGACAGCGCCCTTGAATTAGTGACAAGCCTTGCACCGCGTTTTCAGCAGCTGAAGAGCGGAGAGCTCGAACCTCAGCGCTGTGGCCACTGTGATTACTGCCGGTTCACGAAGGTTCTGACCGCTCCGAGGAACTACCACGAGGACTGCGAGGTGTACGAGGTTGAGTGCTGACGAGAAAAAGGACTTCATGAAGAAGGTGACGATCGTTATCGACACCCGTGAGCAGAAGAACGAGCACATCACCGGTGCGCTGAAGACCCTCGGCATCATGACAGAGAGCAGGAAGTTAGACTATGGAGACTACAGCTTCACCGCAGAGGGAAAGGACTTCTCTCACAGCTGCGTCATCGAGCGCAAGGCTAAGATAGACGAGCTCTACGGCAACGTCACTAACGACCGTGAGCGCATCGAGAAGGAACTCGACACTATAAGCCGAAACGCGGTGCAGTGTACGCTGCTGCTTGAGGGCTGTAAAGGATGGGAACATCTGAAAGAATTCCAGATATCCGAGGTCGGAGCCGAGAAGCAAGGACGCAAGGTCCGGAACATCGGCGCTACCGTATACGGAACATTACAGTCATGGCGCTGCGGGAACCGTTACCGGTTCGATGTGGAGTTCATGCCGGACGAAAAGAAGTCTGCGCTGAAAATGCTGGAACTGTTCTACTACTTCTGGCACAACTACAAGCAGCAGACAGCTCCCAGAAAATAATCATGGGAAAGAAGATACAGTACGACCAAGCATTGAAAATGGCGAGCATCGCAGCCAATGACAGCATATTTGCCAAGGACAACAAGTACGGCTACAAGATAAACGTCAATCACCCGAAGATCAGACCGCTGTATGAACGCTATAAGGAAAAGGTCGGGGAGCGGATACTCTCCGACCAGCAGCGGCGACACTTCGAGCTGCTTATACATGAACTTATAGAAAGGAGGCAAAAGCATGAATAAGGTCGTTTTGGTCGGCAGGCTCACTGCTGATCCGGAGCTGAGACAGACTCAGAGTGGTGTGGCGTCCTGTCAGTTCACTGTCGCGGTAGACAGACGGTTCGCGGATAAGAATACCGGCGAACGTCAGGCGGACTTCATCCGATGCCAGGCTTGGAGACAGACTGCGGAGTTTGTCAGCAAGTATTTCAGCAAAGGCAAGATGATCGCTCTCGAAGGCTCCCTCAGGACCGGCAGCTATACCGACAAGAACCACTCGGACGTCACGCACTACACCACGGACGTATTCGTTGATGCAGTTGAGTTCTGCGGCGGTAAGAATGACGGGTCCGGCGGCGGAAACGCTGCGGCAACGCAGCAGAACACTCAAGCAGCTGCACAAACGCAGCAGACGGCTCAGGATAATCCTTCGATGTCTTACGGTTCGCTGTCTGACTTTGAGGAGATACTCAGCGACGGTGATGTGCCGTTCTAAATCTTAAAAAGAAGGTGGTACAATGCCCCGACCGAGAAAGAAAGGGCTTGACTACTTTCCTTTGGATATTGACATTTTTGAGGACGAAAAGCTTTTTGACCTCCAGAACGAGTACGGTCCTTTAGGTGAGGCAATCTACCTGCGGCTTGTCTGCCTTGTTTATAAACACGGATATTATTATCAGTTTGACAACAAGGAGAAACTCGCGGCGATGGTTGTGAGGTCTATCGGGAATAGATGGACAAAGGACAAAAAGACTGTGATTGAAGTAATCGACTATCTCGCTAAGATTAATCTCTTTTCATCAGAGCTTATGCAGAGAAGCGTATTGACCTCTCGAGGTATTCAGGCGCGATACCTATTAGCGACTGAACGTAGACAGTCAAATATTGTTGAATACAACCTACTTGAAAATAATAGTTTCAACGAAGGTTTTAAAACTGCACCCTCAAATCCAGTTTCTGTTGCAGAAACTCCAGTTAATGTTGCAGAAACTGGAGTTAATGTCAACAATAAGTACACAAAGGAAAGTAAAGAAAAGAAAAGTAAAGAAAAGGAGAGTAAAGGAGAGGAAACAGCTTCGCCTGACGGCTCAGCGCTCTCGCCCTCTCCCAATCTCAATAAGCTTGTCTATGATTATGGACAGGATAACGTTGACAAGTACGTTCAGCGTGTCCGGAGCTGGTACTCAGAAAAGGGAAAGCCATTGACTGATCTTGAAGGTACCGTCCGTAAGTGGCTCGAACAGGATAATGTTGAGCTCGTTGACCACAGCTTCGACAAGTACAAGGAATTTATCAATAAGTTCTAAGGAGTGAGATCGATGAATTGTAACGATATGGCTGCTGACTGGGCAGCATCGCAGGCAAGGTCTGAAGCTGAAGCTTTTGAGCTGGCCATGACACAGATCCGTAAGCCTGTTCCTGATGAAAAAAGCACAATACTCCTGAAAGCAGCGGAGACTATTCAGCGCCTTGGTTCGGCTGCTCAGGACTGCCGGAGCTGTGCAAGGCTGTCGCTCTGTAACGCATATCAGACTGAGAACCGCTTCGAGAACTGCGACTACAAGTGGATATATGCCGAAGAGGTGCAGAGATGAAAACACAAAGCGAAATATTACAGCTTGACCGCCTGAAAGTAATCAAAACAAGCTATGACGGTGGATGTGGTGAGATATACTTCCCGGCGCAGAGAAAGCCCTTGACAGTCGTGTGGAGCTTCGGTGGTGGCTGGGAACACGTCAGCGTAAGCTATCCTAACCGCTGCCCTTCTTGGGACGAGATGTGCAAGGTCAAGGATATGTTTTGGAACGATGAAGAGACAGTCGTGCAGTATCATCCAAAGAAGAGCGAATACAAGAACCTGCATCCGTACTGCTTACACTTATGGAGAAAGGTCGGAGAGGACTTTGAGTTGCCGCCGAAGGAGTATGTATGATAAGACTTACTAACCGAAAGACCGCAGAAGCCCTGCGGTCGAACATCGAAGGACTGAGAAAGGCAGGCATAGAACCGAGCGCAGAGGACTTGCGGTATATCAGGCTTGCCGAATACGAGAACCGGGAAGAGGACATGGAGCGGACTTCCTGCCCTTATGATCCCGACGAGTGGTATGAATGAAGAACAGATAATTATAGGACTTATAGTGCTTGCTTTTTATGAGCTGGCTCTATACCTGATAAGGAGGAAAAAGAAATGAACATCAATGGAAAATGGTACAGCGAACCTGAGCTTGCGGCATACATTAAGGATCTTGAAGTCCGCATTTCTGTACTTGAGGACAAGCATCATAACGAGTGCGGACAGATAGCACACTATGACGACGAGCTGAGACAGGCTAAGGGCCTGCTCCGTGATGTCCTGCCGGTACTGCAAGCTGCTTTCTTTGCAAACTACAAGGACACTAATGCGGCTAATGAGCTGTATGACAGGATAAAGATTGTTGTGGGGAGGTGAACGGAATGGCAGCAACAGAGATGTTCAAAGCGGTGTTTGAGTGGTACAATGTGGTCTGCAAGAAAACTTGTGATTGCGATGAGTGTATTTTTAACATCCCTCGAAAGGATTGCTTTACCGGCAATGATATACAGCAGCTTATAGAAATAGCGCGGAAGTATGACGACGCCCACAAGGACGGAGGCACTGAAAATGATGAATCGTGACCGACTGACCTATAAGACTCAAGGCGATGCTACCAGAGGTTCACACTACTGCACAGGGCCTGGAATCAAGAAGGACGATGTCGTTCAGAGACTCGGTGAGTATGAGGATACGGGGCTCTCTCCGGATGAAGTGAAAGCAGTCGAGGGAGCGGCAAGGGAAACGGATCTGATACATGAATTCTGTAAGATAGCAGCCGCATTAGTCGAGTATGCGAAAAGGGAAGCGGAAGAAGACTTTGTGGACGGCGATGAAGTCAATCTCTCGTTTGAAAACAAAGGCAAGAGATACAATATTTGTATCACGGCTTCAGAAGTCAAGGACGGTGAGGGCAATGAGTGACTTTTTAGCCGGGTGCTTCTTCGGCGGTCTGATAATGTTTATTCTGCTCTGTGTTGCACTACACGGAGGTGACGGCGATGCCTGATCCTGGAATGCCGTGCAAAGATTGCACTGACCGTGTGCTTCACTGTCACAGCTCTTGCGAGAGGTATAAAGCTTTTAGGGCGGCTATCGAGCAGAACACCCGTGAACGCACGGAACGGAACGACGAGATCAACTTCGCCTACGCTCTGAAGCGCGAGGTCAGGCGTCGATATAATAAGCGGAGAAAAGGAGACAAGTAGAATGACAATGAAGGAACTTGAAATAAAGCGCTGGCTGAACCGTGCTTTCTATGCTGATAAAAAAGCTAAGGCGCTTGAAATGCTTGCCGAGCAGTGCAGGGCGCGGGCTGAAGGGCTTTCGCACAGCGGAGAGGGGAATGATACCGGCAAGCGCAGCGGGGCAAAGAACAGCACAGAAAGCGCTCTTATGAAGCTTGCAGATATCGAGCTGAAAGCAGAAGCTCAGAAGGTCGAGGCTGTCAATCTGTCCGAGGAGATACAGCGAGCAATTTCTCAGCTGCATGATGATGACCTTGAAGCTGTCCTGATCCATAGGTACATCCTCTTTCACACGATTGAGCAGACTGCTGAGATAATAGGATATGATCCTCGCACCGTGAAGCGTAAGACGAACAAAGCAATAGAAAAAATGTCCTTGAATGTCCCAATCCTTATGTGATATAGTGTAATAAAGAACTCAGGCAGAACGGGGCTTCAGGGCTGAATTCACCTCGTCTGCCGCGGTTCTGTCTCCTTTCTTTTGTTCGACACAATCACACATCCCTAATTTTCACGCCAGGACCGTACTCCTGGCGCCTCTCTGGCAGAGTAGAACAGCGGCGAGTTCGCAAGGCTCATAACCTTGATGTCGTGGGTTCGAGTCCCACCTCTGCAACCACCCACCCACACACCATTTCTCCCAATGATGATGCAGAAGTACCTCGGCAAGCGCCGGGGTATTTCTGTTATCTGGAGAGGGGGGGAGGGACCCCCTGAGCCCATCGGCTGCGGACTCCCCCCTGTCACTGCTCATATTTCTCGCTGAAAGGGCTGATGTTACGAAAACCTACGGCATGGAATACCTCAGGAACAAGCTTACGAACAAGGCTTCCCGCGTGAGGCTGAGGTACAACTACTATGAAATGAAAAATAAGATACGGAAGATCAGCGCACTTATTCCGCCGGAATTCCGTAATCTGACCTACTCAATGGGCTGGTGTGCCAAGGCTGTTGACTCACTGGCGGACAGACTGATCTTTGACGGCTTTGACAACGACGACTTTATGCTCGGTCAGATCTATTCTCAGAATAATGCAGATGTGCTGTTCGACAGTTCTGTTCTGTCGGCACTTATAACTTCGTGCTGCTTCGAGTACATTGACCTGAACGACAATGGCTATCCGCGTATAGAGTGCATTGACGGTGGAAACGCTACTGGAATCATTGATCCGGTCACCGATATGCTTACCGAGGGTTATGCTGTTTTGGAACGTGACGAGCATCAGCGCCCTGTTCAGGAAGCTTATTTCCTGCCATACCGCACCGAGTATTATGAATCCGGTAAGTCTGAGCCTGTGGAAGTGTTTGAGCATAGCGCTCCCTATCCGCTGCTCGTCCCAATCATTAACAGGCCGGATGCTCACAGACCTTTCGGCCACTCTCGAATATCACGCGCCTGTATGGATATAGTTCAGAGTGCTGTCCGCACAATGCTCCGCACTGAGGTTGCAGCTGAATTCTATTCAGTGCCGCAGAAGTATGTTGTTGGACTGTCACAGGATGCTGAATTTGACAACCGCAAGGCAACACTTTCGTCATTCCTGAAATTCACCCAGGACGAGAACGGTAAGTTCCCCGCCCTCGGACAGTTCCAGCAGCAGAGTATGGCACCGCACATCGACCATATGAAGATGCTTGCCTCGATGTTCGCAGGGGAAACAGGTCTTACAATGGACGACCTTGGATTCAACACAAGCAACCCTGCAAGCTATGACGCAATCAGAGCTTCACACGAGCAGCTGCGTCTGACTGCGAAGAAAGCGCAGCGCACATTCGGCGTTGGATTTCTCAATACCGGTTATCTGGCGGCGTGCATTCGTGACGATTTCACCTATGATCGCAGTGCATTCGCTAACTGCAAGTGTATGTGGATGCCGGTATTCGAGCCTGACGCATCCGCCCTTGGTGCTATCGGTGATGCTATACTGAAGATCAATCAGGCATCTGACGGCTTCCTCGGTAGCAGAAACATCAAGCGTATGACCGGTATGGAGAGTGATGCTGAATGACATTCGCAGAGATCATCGCTCTGCTGTCTTCCAACAAGTACCTCGGACAGCTGAGAAAGCTGATAGAGTCCGGCAGAGGAACATTCGCTGACACGTTCAGGTATACGGACAAGTCTGCTGATCTCCTGGGAGACCTGTTCTCTGAAAGCGTTCTTGATATGCCTGACGAGGAGAGGATCACTTCCTGCGTGGAGCTGCTCCGTGACCGCCACAAGGATATAAACGGCCTGTTTGATATTGCTCAGCGATCACTCGACAAAAAAGCCGGACTCAGCATAGCTCCGCAGCACGTCCCCTTTGACGAGGAGCGTGCGAAGCAGATCGGCACATCACTGACTGACAAAACGGTTCCGGAAGCCACTATCCAGCGCCGTGCAAAGTCGGCCACAGCAAATGCAACAAGATCTATGCACGATGATTGCATCGAAGCCAATGCAAAGTTCCGCGCAAAGGCAGGCCTGCAATGCTACATAACCAGAACCACAGACGGCAGCTGCTGCAAGTGGTGTACGCAAATGGCAGGCCGGTATGAATACGGCTCCGAGCCTAAGAATGTCTACCGCAGGCACGACAACTGCGGCTGTATGGTGACCTATGAGAACGGCCGGAAGCGCCAGAACGTCTGGAGCAAGAAGACGTGGAAAGTCCCGGCAGATGATGCCGGCGCTCCTCCTCCGGTGGTATTCACTCAGGAGCAGGCTGCTGCGGCAGGAGCTCCGCCGCCTAAATCTTTCACAAAGGAAGAAGCTCAAAGGCTGAATTCTGCGAACGTGAAGAAAAACTCTGCGAAAGCGGATAGTGTTCATAATTCGTCTATTGACAATTCAGAGATTAGTGATATAATATCATTAAGAGATGACAACAGTTTATACAAACCTGTTACACAGGAAGCTATTGACAGAGTTCCGAAACTTGACATATTTGACGATGATGAAATGAACAAGCGTCACCAACAGGCGGCTAAAGACCTGTTGACTGAGGTGAAAAAGCGTGAAGATGTTCCTGTCGGTACAGAGTTTTCTATCCGCTATGATAAAGACATGAAGCCTTTGAAAGACGAGGTTTACAGGCAAGGAAAAATCGGAAGTGTAAAACTTGATGATATGGATATTCCTTATCATGCTTTTCATAATCACGGTAGTAACCAAACACTTAGTTATAATGATCTGCGTAAATTTGCTAATTCAGAAAATATGCTTTCTTTAACAGCACAAGGTAATCTCGGAAGTACGTTTTCTATTGTTTCTTCTGATAATGCCGATAAAATTGGATACCGAACATTTTTAAATATTGTTGGTGACGAAAAAATATATGAGATAAAAGGAGTGTCTATATCCCTTAGCTTTTTATCAGATAGTGCAAACAAAGATAAAGTGAAGGATTTGATTAGCTTATTAACGCCAAATCAGCGTGGAGACTTATCAAAAGCAATTATTAGTCAAAGCGATAAATGCTTAAACGGAGGTGTGGATTATGGCATCAAATATTACAAAGCCAAGTTGGCTGAATAATAGTGTAATCGCTAAGCTTAGGAATGATATAGCAATATGTCCTAACCCATATACGAAGGAAGAAGTTAATGACATTGAGTTGGATGGAGCTTTTGATGTAAAGAGGCTAAATGCCTACGAAGCTATCAACACGTTAAATCATTATGAAATTCCATTAACAGATAACTAACCCGCCCACCCAAAAGGAGCTTCTAATGGATAACTTTCAAGCTGTATACAAGATACTATCCTCGCTCGAAGCTGCTATGGACTGTCCTCAGTTCGATATAAGCCAGATAAGTGCTGAAAAGCTCAAAGTGAGTGATGAACGCTGGGCGAGATACATCGAAATGATGATTGATGTCGGATATATCAAGGGTGTGCGAGTGTATAAAGATATAACTGGAAGCACCTGTGTTGAGGATAACGGTGTGCGTATTACGCTTAAAGGTCTTGAATATCTGCAAGAAAACACTATGATGAAACGAATATACCGAACTGTGAAAGGCATTAAGGAAATAACTCCTTCACAGTTTGACTAAACCGCCCATAACAAGGCGGTTTTTTCATACCCATTTGAAGGAGGTGAGAGAATGGAACTGAAAGATACTGTCGAACTGATGCAGTCCGAGGACTACAAAGAGCGCTTCACAGCTGAGTATCATCAGCTGATAATTCGATACAAGAAGCTGAAAAATATGTACGACAACTGGGACAACCTGAGCTTTGTACCGCGCTGCCCTAAGAGCATTTACAAAATGCAGCTTGAAGCTATGGAGAGATACCTTGCTATACTTGAAGCAAGAGCGGCAATCGAAGAAGTCCCTGTGTGGGACTGCACAGCAGAATAACGCTTACAAGCATTTGCGACCGACAACAATGTCGGCGGCAGGTGCTATTTTTATACCCTGAAGGAGGTGCGCTATGCCGCAGCCCAGAGCAAGACCTAATCTGCGACCGGATCACAACGGAACGCAGCGTTCTCAGTTCGAGAGCAATAAAAAGAAGATCTACGCAACTCAGGAAGTATGCGGTATCTGTGGAAAGCCTGTTGACTTTGACTTCAAGTTTCCGCATCCGCTGTCTCCTTGTATAGATCACATCATTCCTGTGGCAAAGGGCGGCCATCCGTCGGATATAAACAACTTACAGCTTGCACATATGTGCTGCAATCGTCAGAAATCCGATAAACTTATGCAGAAGCAGGACTTCTCCACAGGTACGGAGCTGGTCTCTAACCGCTTGCTGCCACACACATTCGACTGGAAAACTATCTGAAAGGAGCTGCTGCAATGAGCGAGGTCAAACGCTCAGGCAGACAGACTCCTACAACATCTGTTATTCTTCCGTATACTCAGTCCCTCGGGGCTGAGGCAATAGCTATCTACAACCGCTCAGGACGTTCAGCGCAGCCGTGGCAGGAGCTTATGCTCGAAGACATTATGGCTGTGAATGAGGACGGTCTTTGGGTGCATATGAAGTTCGGCTGGTCCATACCGAGACGAAACGGTAAGTCTGAACTGCTCATTATGAGAGCGATGTACGGTGTATCACATGAAGAACGTGTGCTCTATACCGCGCACAGGACAACTACCTCCCACAATGCCTGGGAAAAGGTCATTGAGCGGCTTTCAAAAGCGGGATTTGTTGAAGGCGTTGACTTCAAGACCACAAAACAGTTCGGTCTGGAGCGCATCGAATGGCTCAAAGGCGAGGGAGTTATCAATTTCCGTACACGTTCGAGCAAGGGCGGACTCGGTGAAGGTTATGATCTTCTAATCATTGACGAGGCGCAGGAGTATACTTCCGATCAGGAGAGTGCTCTAAAATACGTCGTTACTGATAGTAAGAACCCGCAGACGCTTATGTGCGGAACTCCTCCGACAGTTGTATCTTCCGGCACAGTATTCCTCACATACCGCAAAGAAACTCTGAGCGGTAATACAGAGGATTGCGGCTGGGCTGAATGGAGCGTTCCGGCGCTGACTGATGCTCACGATCCTGAGCTGTGGTATGAGACGAATCCTTCTCTCGGCTATATTCTCAGTGAGCGTACTATCCGCAGCGAGCTGGGTGACGATCAGGTTGACGACAACATCCAGCGTCTCGGCCTGTGGCTGAGGTACAATCAGAAATCGGCTATAAGCAAGGAAGAATGGCTTGAATACAAGCTTGACGTTACTCCTGAGCTTGTTCAGGATGTCCGTTTGTATTATGGCATCAAGTTCTCGAAGGCAGGCAGCGTATCATTGGCTGTTGCAGTGAAAACAACTGACAACAGGATCTTCGTCGAGGCTATCGACTGCCGCCCTGTCAGAGAGGGCAACGAATGGCTTATAGCTTATCTCAGAAATCCTCACGCAGTACAGGCTGCTATTGACGGTGCAGGCAATCAGACATTGCTTGCTGATGATATGAAGAATGCAGATGTAAAATGCAAGGCAATGCTGCCGAAAGTCTCTGAGGTCATTGCTGCAAATGCTCTCTTTGAGCAAAAGCTCTTTGAGGGGCAGCTGTGTCACGCGGGACAACCGGCACTTGTACAAGCTGCGTCGAATTCAGAACACAGAGCAATCGGCTCCGGAGGCGGATACGGTTATGCTTCTATTCTGGAAGGCGCAGATATATCCCTGCTTGAAGCAGCGACTCTGGCTATTTGGCTTTGTGCCAATGCAAAGGAGCGTAAAAGGCAGGAGATCACTTATTAACGCGACTACGCGGGAAAGTAGGAATTTGTTATGTCTGAAGAATTCAAGGCAATTGAAACACAGGAAGCTTTTGACGCTGCTATCAAGGCTCGTCTTGAGCGAAACACAAGAAGCGTGACCGAAGAGGTCACAAAGAAGTTTGAAGGCTATATCTCACCGGACGATGCTAAAAAGTCCGCTGACAGGATAAGTGCTCTTGAAAAGGAGCTCGCAGACGGTAAGGCAACCATTGCAGATCTTACTGCAAAGAATAGCGCTTACGAGATCAACTCGGTAAAAATGAAGATAGCGCGTGAAGCCGGACTTCCTGCGGAACTTGCTGAACGTCTTAACGGTTCAACAGAAGATGAACTTAAAAAGGATGCAGAAGCACTTGCGGTTCTTGTCAAGCCGACGCATCAGCCAAGACCTCGTTCTACCGAGGACGGCAGCAATCTCTCCGGCGTTGAAGAAGCCTTCTACAAGAAGAATCCTACTCTCAGAAAGGGGTAATTATTTATGGCACATACACTTCAGGAAAGATATTCTGATCTCGTACTGGCGAAGCTCCGTGCTGAGCTCGTTCTCGCTGACGGCTTCGTATTTAACAATGACTATGAGGGAGATCCTAAGGCCGGAGCTGTAAAGATCCCTCAGCGTGATACTGAGGTTACAGTAAGCGACTATGACAAGGCAAATGGTATCTCTGCTACAAGCGGTTCCACATCCTATGTAACACTTCCTATCACAAAGGATAAGGGTGTGAATGAGATCATTGACGGCTATGATGCTGAGGGCGTTCCCGATAATCTTGTTGCGGATCGTCTTGACAGTGCAGGTTATGCGCTTGCAAAGCAGGTAGACTTCGATGGTGCATCTGCTCTCCTTACAGGCGGTACAACAGTAAACATCGCTGCTCTTACAAAGGATAACATCTACAATGCTATCGTTGACATCAGAACAGCTATGTCCAAGGCCAATGTACCTAATGATGGCAAGCGTTACCTGCTTGTTACACCTGATACTTTCTCACTCATTCTCAAGTCTCCTGAGTTCATCTCAGCTTCAGATCTCGGTGATGATGTGAAGCAGAACGGTATCCTCGGCAAGATCGCAGGCTTCCTTGTAAAGGAGTGGAACGACTCCACAGCAAACCTCGCAATGATCGCAGGACATCCTCGCTTTGCTACTCGTGTGATGGAATGGAGCGTTCCTGTTCATATTCAGGATCTCGAAGGTTCTGGCACATACATCGGTGCTTGTGCGGTTCAGGGACGTAATGTATACGATCACAAGGTACTCAGAGCAACTGCTGTACGCTGCGTTTTTGTACCTGACAGCCTTGAACTCTCAACCGCTGTCGGAACATCTGCTGCTGGTGATACCAAGGTAACAGCTACCGTCCTTACAGCTGGCGATACTCTTGCATATAAGAAGAATCCTACAGAGCGCTGTGCTTACGGCACTGCAACTGCTACATATAGCGGTACATCAATGACAAGCGGCACTGCAAAGGTTATTTCCAGCTGCTCTGTCGGCGACGTTATCGAGGTTGTAGAGTTCAATTCAGACGGCAATGCTGTTGCAGTCGGATATGTAACACTTACAGCTGACGATATTAAGGCATAAGCTGTGGCAGGCACCGTATATGCTAACGTTAGTGATATAACTGCGCTGGGCGTCGTTCTGACGCCTCAGCAGCAGAGTTCTGCGGAAGTCCTTCTGTCTCAGGCTTCTTCCAGACTGCGTATATCCGCCAAAAAGTTTGGTAAGGATATAGATGCGCTAATTGCTGACGATGAGGATTACGGCGATGCTGTTAAAAGCGTAGTTGTACAGGCTGTCATAAGAGCACTGAACAGCTTATCAGATACTGATCCAGCTGTATCTCAGGTGTCACAGTCAGGGCTCGGATTTTCAGCGTCAATGACGTACTTCAACGCAGGGCAGTCACTGTACTTTCTCAAAAGCGAACTCAAAGACCTCGGTCTTATGAGACAGTCCTATGGAGCGCTGGAGGTGTATGAGAATGGTTCAGATGCTTCGGGGAACTGATATACTGCTGTACAGTGGTATTCAGACAACTACAGTCGGGAATGTGCTTATCGGTGAACCTTCCGCAGATGGCAAGAGCTACACCCTCGGCATACCGAAAGGGGACCAGAATACCTGGACGGACCGGAAACTTGGTTTTTTCGGTAGAACGTTCCGGACGATTGGTCTTCCTGCTCAGGGTATCGAGGCAAATATTCCGCTTAGCTGGCATAAGAAGGTCAAGGCAGAATATGCTGAGATAACCGGTAAATGCACTGTCTATGAAAAGAGCACTTATACAAAGCACGTCTTCAACGACGTGTATTTTTATGATGGCAGAGGAGAAAAGACCTCAAAGACAGGCAGTCTTCCGACTGATAATGTAATCGTAAAGATATACAGCTTTGCTAACGATGGGAGCTACATCCCGAAAGCCGGTGACATTATCGTAAACGGCGAATGTAGTTTCACCTTTGATACGACCTCGGAGCAGACGGCTTCTGCAAGCATGGCAGCATTCCGTGAAAATATCGGTGATATTTCCGTCATTTCCACTGTAAAATGCACGGTGAACGGGCTTTTGCCTGATATTGAGATAACAGGGCGGTGATACAATGAATGTAAGATTGACGTGGAACAATGAAACGAAGAAACAGCGCAGAGAGAAATTGAAAGTTGTGCAAAAGTATGTGGACAGTGAATGTCTCCGGCTGATGACGCCTTATGTTCCTGTAGGTCTTCCTGAGTATAAGAATTCCGGAACTCTGAGAGATTCCGGAAAGATACTTTATCCGGGCAAGATAGTTTATACAGCGAAAAAAGCACGTCATGACTACTATAACCGCAAGGTCAATCACCGGCACGGTGGAAATCCCAATGCAACTCCACTCTGGTTCGAGACTATGAAGAAAAAGCATGGCAAGGCGATATTACGCGGCGCCGCTGCATTGATTGGAGGTAAGACTGAGTGAATATTATTGAAAAGGTGCGCTCACTGCTGGAAAGCTTTCCTAAGATTTCAGAAGTATGTAATTCGATACATATTGATTTTACTGAATCTGAACCTACAAGCTATGGCCTTAGTTCGACCGGCGATGAGCTTATCCGCGAAAGTATTACCGGAGATCAGGTGCGGCAGCATAGCTTTATGCTCTATACTTCATACAGCAGCATCAATGATTTTGAAAGGCTACACAACAGTTCTGCACTTCTTGAACTTGGTGTTTGGCTCGAACAGCAGACGAGCTGTGAAGTGGAAACCGTGATTGGCAGCGATACATATACTGGCACTCTTGATAAGCTTTCAGTTGCCAACGGTATGCTCTATGCAGTCCCGCAAGAAAATGAACTTGACGGAGTGCAGTATCAGCTCCAAATCATTGCCGAGTATACAGTAAGGAGGTAAATCATGGACGAAGAAAATGAAGTTCTCACTGATCCTGAGGACAGCAACGACACTCCCAGCGATGACACTGATGATAATAATGAACAGGAGGAAACTATAATGGCAGATCCTACACCTTTAGGCAAACTTAAAAGAAGTGCGCTTCTGCACTATCTTGCAACTGAATTTGATATGGAGGCAACTACTCCTACAGCACCTACAGCTTCGACATGGTATCTTATCGGAAAAGATGTCGAAGACCTTTCTGTAGAGCTCAATTCAGATACTGAAACTACGAAGAACATCCTTGACGAGACAAGTGTGCAGGATAATGGATATGAGCCTACAATTGACGTTGACACTTATTATGCAACGCCTACAGACGGCGCTATCTATACACATCTCAAGGATATTATGATGAATCGTAAGACCGGCGACGCTTGCAGATCCTATATTCTGGAAGTGCTTGTCGATCAGACGGAAGGACCTTATGATGCGTGGGTTGAAGAGGTTATAATCAAACCTACAAGCTACGGCGGAGCAACCGGCGGCGTAAGGATCCCGTTCAATGTAGCATTTGCAGGCAACCGTCAGAAAGGTACAGTAACATTCTCTGGTAAGGTGCCTACATTCGCATTACCGCAGTCGTAAGGAGGAATCAGGATGAAGTCTATCAATTTTGACGAGGGCTACGAAGAGTATATGATTGCTGATGATCCGACAAGGGTTATAAAGCTTAGACTTGGAGACCCTAATCTCCTGAAGCGCATCAAGAGCGCTATGGAGGAGACAGAAGGTCTTCTCACCAAGTATAAGACGGTATCAGATGAAGAAGCACTCCACGAGTTCGATGCTGAATTTCGTGGAATTGTCAATAAGGCATTCGGCTCAGATATCTGCACGCCTGTATTCGGTGATTATAGCGTGCTTACACTTACAAGCAGCGGTGAATTTCTATTCACAGCGTTCTTTGATGCCTTTATACCTCAGCTCGAAGCTGATATAAAAGCTAAAGTTATGACAAAGAAAGTCAACTCTTCAGAGATTCGTCCCGCGGTAAAGAAATATCTTGATGCGCCGACAATCAAGCCGGTAGCAGGGCTTTCTCAGCCCTTCAGTACAGGTGCTCCTGATGTGAGCGATCTCACTCCGGATCAGAAGAAGATGCTCCTCGAACAGCTCCTTTCATGATAGGCTATCTTCCTGAGGCTCTGGAAGTCGGTGAAAAATTGATCTCTATTAACGCCGACTTCCGGAATGTCCTCACTATATTTGAAGCTTTTAACGACCCGGAGCTCACGAGTGAAGAAAAATCATACATCTGTCTTGCAAGGCTCTATACATCAACGCTTCCGTACTACAGCATAGATGAAGCATACAAAAAAGCCGCGTGGTTTTTGAATGGCGGTGATATTCCACTGAGTAAACCAGAAGACGTTCGCGTGCTGGATTGGAAGCAGGACGAGGCGATGATAATGCCCGCAGTCAGTAAGGCTGTCGGAACTGTTGACATAAGAAGTATGCCGTTTCTGCATTGGTGGACCTTCCTTGGAGCATTCGGTGAGATCGGTGAGGGACTTTTCAGCACTGTTATCAGTCTCAGGCAGAAAAAGGCACGGGGTGAAAAGCTCTCTAAATCCGAAGAAAAATTCTGGCGAAAAAACAAAGGCCTCTGCAAGCTGACATCTCCTGAAGAACAGGCTGAAATTAGCGAGACAGAGGCTTTTCTTAATACACTGATATGAAAAAATACATCTGCCGACGTTGCGGAAGGGTACTGCTTATCGGTCGCTTTTCCGGTATTGTGAGCCTTGTCTGCCGTCGTTGCAAGACGAAAAACATCTATATAGAGTAGCTTCGCCGCGTACCAAGAGTACCTGAAGCTCCAAAAAAGGAGTGAGGCATATGGCTGCTGACGGTAGTTTAAATTTTGACACCAAAGTCAATGATGAAGGCTTTGAACAAGGTAAAAAGCATATAGAGGCAGCTGTCCGCGAGCTTATCGGTGAAATTCAGAAGCTGTCTGCGGTCATTCAGCAGGCATCTGGTATTAAGTTTAAAGCGGATACCTCGCAGCTCGACCAGGCAGCAGCAGAAGTCACAAAAGAAGTCGAAGCTGTCCCGGATAAAAACGTAACGGTAACAGCGGATACAACATCTGCGGAGCAGGCGGTCTCCGAAGTTGCGAACGAGGTCACAAATTTACCTGACGAAGAGGTCACGGTAACAGTCAACGACGAGCCCGCCTCAGAAGTTGCTGATGAAATACAAGACGACCTTGACGAGATAGGTGATGCTGCTGAAAAAACAGCAAATGATGTCTCCGATAGTGTTGGCGGGGCGGCGAAATCAGCCGAAAAGGAAGTAGATACTTCATCTGAACGCATTTCTGGCAGCTTGAAAAAGGTGAGCGGAGGCTTCAAAAAGCTACTTGTTGCGGCTGGGCTTGCTGTTGGTGCCGGTGCTACTGTAAAGTTTGGCAAAGAAGCAGTCGAAGCTGCCGCAGAAGTAAATGCAGCTAATTCTCAGCTCGCTCAGACCTTCGGCGAATTACAAAGTAATGCCGAAGAAGCTATGGAGCGCGTTGCTGACTCAAGCGGTATTCTTCAGACACGATTACAGGGCGTAGGAACTTCTGTATACGCATTTGCAAGGACTTCCGGCATGGAGAGTTCACAGGCTCTCGGAATGATGGAAGAGGCTTTGCAAGTCGCAGCAGACTCCGCAGCGTACTATGACCGAAGTCTCGAAGATACAAGCGAGACACTTATGTCCTTCCTTAAGGGCAACTATGCGAACGACGCAGCACTTGGACTATCTGCAACAGAAACAACAAGAAATGCTGCCGCTAATAAATTATACGGCAAGTCGTTCCAGGAGCTTTCTGAAGCTCAGAAGCAGCTTACGCTGCTGCAAATGGTAAAGGATGCGAACGCCCTTTCCGGTGCTGAAGGACAGGCTGCCAGAGAAGCCGAAGGCTGGGAGAACGTTCTTGGAAACTTGAAGGAGGCCTGGCGCCAGCTGCTTGCTGTTGTAGGCCAGCCGATGCTGAAACTCGCTATCTCATGGGTACAGCAGTTGACAAGCGCCCTCACATATCTTACAGAAAAGGCGCGTGTAGCAATCAACACTCTTGCGGCGTTGTTCGGTAAAGAGGTTGAAGACACTGCCGAGGCTACCGGGAACATCACCGAGAGCGTAAGTGCTCAAGAAGATCTTACCGGAGCGGTAGAAGACACAGCTGACGCTGAGAAAAAAAGCCTGGCGGGCTTTGATAAAATCAACACGGTTGCTTCCAAGAGCGGAAGTGGCACAGGAAGCAAGGACGGAAAATCCGGCGGCGCGACCGTTACTCCTTCAATTAAGGTCAAGGACAATACCTTACAGACGAGCAAGAGTCTTGAAAAGTTCATAAAGAATACCGAAAAGATATTCGACGCTCTAAATAAGTACCTGAGCAAGAACTTCGCTCCCTCTTTCAAGAAAATATGGAAACAGCTAAGCCCGGAGCTTGACCGCTTCGGCGCTAATTTCAAGAAGGTATTTGAGGATATAAAGAAATTAGGCCCTCCGCTTATAAGTTACTTCAATGGTGATTTCACATCATTCCTCAGGACATTTGTTGAGGTCTCCGGCAGTACATTAACAGGGCTTCTGAATACTTTCAACACTGTATTTTCCGATCTTTGGAATGTAGCAGCCTATCCAATGCTGCAATCATTTATAACTGACGGTCTACCAATAGTCACGCAGTTTGCTGAGGAGACTTGGAAATCGTGGGGAACGCTCTTTGACGAGCTGAAAAAGAGCTTTGATATGCTCTGGGCGGACGCTGCTGTCCCTGCGCTGAAGATTATTGCCCAAATATGGCAGGATACAATGGGGATCCTCAAGACGTTTTGGGACAAGCACGGCAAGGTTGTATTTGAGAAATTCCGCGAAGCTATACAAACGACAGGTAATGTTCTTAGGAACATCTGGCAGACTATATTCAAGCCGGTTTTTGACAAGCTCATCGCGGTCATAGACGACCTGTGGAGCAATCATCTCAAAAAGCTCGTTGCCAACGTTCTTGAAGTTGCCGGTAAGCTTGCCGAGATAGCACTTGACATATACAACAATTTCATAGCACCGCTTGTCAACTGGTTCGTAAATACGCTCGGACCTCCGATTGCTAATGTGCTTGGTGCTATAGTTCAGACGGTCGGTGAAACATTTGGCGGAATAATCGACGTTGTCAACGGCCTTTGGGAGGCTTTGAAGCACCTGCTCGACCTCATCGTTTACGTTTTCAAGGGTGATTGGAGCAGGGCTTGGAAGGCTGTCAAGGACGTTTTCGCAAGTCTGTGGAACGGTCTCGTTGACCTTGTGAAAGCCCCGCTGAACGCTATAATCGGCTTTATAAACGTTTTTGTTGATGCATTTGAGACCGTCATCAATTTCCTTATCGACTGTCTGAACACTATCAGTATAGACATTCCAAAATGGGTGCCGAAGGTCGGAGGAAAAAAGTTCGGCTTTGATTTTGACCATGTTGATATTGGTAAGATCCCACCTCTCGCACAGGGTACCGTCGTCCCCGCGAATTACGGTAATTTCCTTGCAATGCTCGGTGATAACAAGCGCGAGCCGGAGGTAGTATCTCCTCTCAGCACGATGGAAAAAGCCGTCGAAAATGCCCTTGCAAGAGCAGGCAAAAAGGATCAGACAATACACGTTCACGTCGAACTTGATGGACGTGAGATCGGAAGAGTTGCGGTTAAAGCTGTTGAAGATGATAATCGGCGGAAAGGAGCTTAAATGAGACTTGTACCTATAAAAACGATAAACAGCACTGATATGAGCAGTAAGCTCCAGCCTGTCAAAGACGGCTATCGTCTCAGTAAGTCGGACTTATATTCCGATGCAACAGGCAGAAGCGCAGAGACCGGCAAGCTCCTTTCCTACATCATCCGAAAAGATGTCTGCACGATAGAGCTTGAATATCGCGGAACAGCTGAACAGATTGCTGAGATTGAAAGCATCATCGCTCCGGTTACACGGCAGTACAGCGTCGAGTTCCTTGATAATGGAAGTTATATTACAAGAACGATGTATCCTTCAGACCGACAGAAATCAACATCCGTCATAATTGATGGTGTTCCGCATATGACACTTTCGTTCTCGCTTGTGGAGGTGTAATATGTACCCAGTATCACAAGCATATATCACAGCGATAGACACAGGGGCACAGCAGTATATCCGGGGCACGCTCACGCTTGCCTCGGGAACTGTTATTTCTCTAAGCGACGACAACATTTTCGGTACTCCCCGGACAGATCAGCGCTGTACATCCTCGGATGACACCTTCATGTTCGGTGAGATGTATGTCGGAACCCTTGATATCACGCTGTACAATATCACTATTCTCGGTGACAGCTATTTCCACGGCGCTCAGATATCGCTCGAAGTCGGCATTGATGTAGGTGAGACGGATCCGGAATGGGTACCGCTCGGGCTGTGGGACATTACGTCCTCGGAAAAGCTCAACGCTCAGGGGCAGGTACGTCTCAAAGGTGCTGACCGTCTGAACCGTCTGAAAGCAGCTATCAACGATGATACTGTCGGAGTGCTGCGGCTTGCAACGATCATGGAGAAGGTTGAAAAGACGGCGTTTGTCACTTTCGAGCAGACTCCTGCTGAGGTTGCAGCTCTCATCGGACGTCCAGCACAGTCTATTCAGTGTGTGGAGTTCTCGGCAAATTGCTGGGAGGAAGTCCGGCAGATAGCGCAGCTCATGGGAGGCTTTGCGTTTGCAAACCGCAGCGGAAAGATAGAGTTCCGGAAGTTCGGGATGTCCCCGGTGCGGACCGTCGAAGCAGACCGCCGGTTCAGCCTCAAGCCTTCGTCTGGCCTTTACGGTGTTGCACAGGTCCGATACACTGACAGCAAGGGAAGATTTGCGAGCGCTGACACTGACGTTTCCGGAAATGCCATCCTCGGCTTTTCTTGTAACAAGTACATCTATACCGGCTCTGAGAACTATATCGAACAGTATACCGAGTGGATCGAGCCTATCGCTGAGAGCTTCACGGCTTGCTGGCACTCCGGTACCTGTGACTACTACGGCGACCCGGCGCTCGATCTCGGCGATATGATAACGGTCGAGGACGGCATCGCGGGTCAGAGCGGTATGCAGATGCTTGTTACCGGGCTTTCGTGGGGCTTCAGGGCTCCGCAGACTATCACTTCCGCCGGGCTTTCCGACACCGGAGACAGTACGTCCTCGGGCAGCTCAGGCAGCTCGTCAGGCAGCGGAGGCTCATCCTCACAGGTTGCAGTCCCGACCATGAACACGATCGCCCTGGACACATTTCCGGGAGATTTCGAGGGACGATATACCAGCGCAGAGGGAGCTTTTGGAATACGCCAGGCGGCAGATTGCTTTGTCAACATCGGAATAGTTATGACTGCCGAGGCAGACGGCACACTGGGTTTCCGGGTGCTCCTCGATGAAATAGCGCAGGTTTTACAGCCGGTTCAGACCGTCAATGAGGGTGACACAGTAACGCTCTCAGCTGCCGTACCGATAAGTCCTGATGAAGGCAAGCACACGGTGAGGGTCGAAGTCATCGGCAACGGCACAATTACAGAGATATCGGCGGTAGTGTTCGGACAGGACATTTCTACGGAGTCGCCTGACATCGTCCCCGACAGTGTATGGACGTACACGATCGCGGACGGCGCTGCGACAGTTACAGGCTACTCAGGCGAGAGCACATATCCACGAATACCTGATACTCTCGGCGGCGCTCCGGTGCGTATAATCGGTGCAGGAACATTCACAGACACAGCCGTCCGGAACGTTTACGTTCCCGAGGGCGTGACTACTATCGAATAGGAGGCTGAAATATGGCGATTGTTGTACACGACTGGGCGGAATTTATTGCGGCAGTCGGGACTTCCGGCGCAGAGGTAGAATTCCCGAAAAACTTGGTAAAAACGTCTGACACAACGGTTGACCCGAACAAAATATACGTTGATGTGAATGGCGTACCCAAACCTTTTGTGCAGACAGAAGATTTATCTAACCTCTATGAGAATACATTCGTGCTCGATGCCAACGACTATGCACCGGAAGGAATTACAACTCCAATCTCGATAACGTGTGCGAGTATAAATGGCTTCGGCGGAACTATAAAAAACCTTGCCTCAAGTGCAGCAGATATCTTTTACTGCTATATCACATCAGCGATAACAGGAATAGCATTTCTGAATGTTAGTTGTACAGGCAGAAACTTTCTATATGCAGGCACAAGCGGTTGGAAAGAAATAAGCAAATGTATTTTTTCCGGTAGAATGGACGGCGGCAACGACTGCTATTTCTTCTTAGGTAATTATATAAGGCTAAAATCTTGTGCAGTCAACGTTCAGTTATATCATAGCGGCGAATTTGTTTATACCGGTGCTTCCGTGCAGTTGTTGACTTGCAAGATAAACACTGAAGACCACAGGCTCGTATCAACAAGCAACAATCAATTCCGAGTTGAAAACTGTTATTGGACTGGCAACTATAACCATTATCTTATTGTAAGCGGAACAGACAACTACGATTACAGTGTGTTTGACCTTGAATGCGCTTACATTCACGCAAATAATGATACACTGGCATCGTATACCTTTGTAAACTCGGACAAGTGTGATGATATAAGAGGAATTGCTGTCACTACAGTTCAGTTAAAAGACCCAGCCTATATGCAGAGCAAGGGGCTCCCGGTAGAAATGCCGGCAGGAACGAGGTGAGCGAATGGCATGGACTTATATCGGCGATCAGCTGACTAATACTGATTTCATGTCGTTGCCGTCAGAACCATTTCACGGTGACAGTCCATATACAATGTGGCGCATCGACCCGGATGTGAACAACGGTATGCCGTTCCTCTCTCTTATGCTGGGACTGCCGGTCCTGGGCAAAGTCGGAGCATTTAAAGATGCTGCCGAGCTGAGGAAGGTCACCATACCTCAAAGCTGCACGGCCATCGGTACTTATGCCTTTGCCGGGACGCAGCTCCGGAAAGTGAAGATATCCGCGGACTGCACCTATGAAGAGACAAGCTTTCCGGAGGGCTGCGAGGTCGAGTTCTACGGCGGCGGAGGGGGCTGGGGGCAGCTCCTGGACGCTGATGACTTCTCTGTTATTGACAGCGACGGCGCGAGAATATATGTGAAAGGATGATACTATGGCGGATATTATAAGAAAACTCGAACATACAGCCGAAGAGATTGACGGCGCAATAGATGAGGTATCAGAAGCCCGCGGAGACTATGACAGCCTGAACGAGCGACTGGAAGATCTCGATGCCGACGACAGAGCTGCCCTCGCCGAAATCATAGACGGAGGGGATAAGAATGTGCTTGACTTCGTTGAGATCGGCACGAACAACTCGCACGGTGCTACGTTCAGCAGCGGCGGTGTAAGCTGGACACTTAACGAAGACGGAACAGTGACCGCTACCAGAACTGAAGCATCCGCGACAGACAGCTCCTGTAATCTGAGAATATCAACGGGTTCGCTGTATGTGGATGATTACTGTACCGGCGGATATGTTCTTTCGGGCTGCCCCGAAGGCGGCGGAGAGGACACATATTCACTCCGTGCTCTTCGCGGTGATACCTACCGTGTGACAGACACGGGCGACGGTATTCTCCTGCCAGCTAAGGGTGAAAGCACGGATATCTACATCAATATGTTGTATGACAAGGAATATAGCGGTACGATTACCTTTAAGCCAATGATCTGCTCACAGGCAGCGTGGAAAATTTCCAAAGCATATCAGCCGCATAGATCAGGCGGGGCCGGTGGAAGTGCCGTCACTGTCTATTCTTCAAGTGACTACACTATAACACCATACTCGGCGACAAATCCCCACGCAGACTATCTAACCGCAACGGCAGAGGGTTATTTAGTCGGAAATCTGCAAACAGTTCATATAACAGGTACTTACACTATTTATTATAGCATAAGTTCTGGTTATGGCTATAAAATTTGTGATATAACAGTACCCGGCACAATTGCAGATGATGAAATAGAAATAGCTTTTAATGCTTGCTTTGCACAGTATTTAACAGACGGTTTATATTATGAATTTTTCATTGCTAAAATTGAAACTGTTGACAGTGTGAAAAAACTTTCTATTTATTGTAAATCAATGGGAATTTCACACGGCAGCGGAGGCACTAACAAAACATTTGACATTACAGCAACCTTCAAAGTTTCAGGCTAATAAGGGGGAGGCTGTACAAATGGATACAAACGTTTTAGTGGCGATGCTCTCACTTGTGGGAACACTCGGCGGCTCCCTGGGCGGCATACTCGTCAGCTCGAAGCTCACGAACTACCGCTTGCAGCAGCTTGAGAACCGGGTCGCAGAGCATAATCACTTCGCGCAGCGCTTCCCAGTCATCGAAGAACAGATAAAGGTCATCAATCACAGACTGGAGGACTTGGAGCATGCAGATCAGAGATCGCATAGCTAAACTTATAGACGTGAAAACACTGGTAACGTTCACTCTGACCGGTGCGTTCACGTATCTCTCAGTAAAAGGAGAAGTAGAACCAGAAGTTTTTGTGGCTATCTACACCACAGTTATTGGCTTTTATTTCGGTACACAGCATGAGAAAAATAACAAAGACGATAAAAATAAGGAGGATGAAAAATGAATTCACCATATTGTGAAAAATTCCGCGTATCACAGGGGTTCCGTCCGCCCTCCAACCCGTCACACGACGGTCTTGACCTCGTCGGTATCGACAGCAAGGAGATCCACGCGACCGTCTCCGGTACAGTACACTATGCAGGTTGGGAGAACCCGAACGACCACTCTCAGGGCTTCGGCCAGTATGTCTGCATCAGAGGTGCGGACGGTCTGTTCTACTACTACGGGCATATGTCTGAGATTAAAGTCAAGAACGGCGACCTCGTAGCCTGTACCGACGTTATCGGCATCGAGGGCAGCACCGGACATTCTACCGGCTCGCATTGCCACTACGAGATACGCAAGGCATTCTACAAGGGCGCTGAGGTAATCAACGTATGCAATGTGTCCGGCATTCCCAACGTTGCAGGCGGTGTCTATGACGACGGCTATCGTCCCGGAACTACTCCTGCACCACAGAAGAAGACCATGAAGATCACAGTCGAGTATGACGATCACGTCTTCAGCGGTCTCCTTGAGGAGAGGTAAGGACTGTCCTCAGCAAAAATGCGCGTAAAAAATCCCCTCTGAGATCTTTCTCGGAGGGGACATTTTGGTTTGACAGGCATTCTGACAGGCATACACTAATTTTTTATAGCCTATTTTACACTACTATACCATACAACTTTATAATCAATAAAAACAATAAAGTCCTCGGAATTGCCGAAAATACGACATTTCTGAGGACTTTATACTGGAGCTGATGATCGGACTTGAACCGACGACCTACGCCTTACCAAGGCACATTCAAGCTGCTATTTTCTCAGGACTATACGACCTCTTGACAGGCATCTGACAGGCACGCTCCGGAAAGATAATCGTTGAGCTTGTTGATCTGACGCTGCTTATGGAGCTTGTCAAGGTGAGTGTAGATCTGCATTGTGGTCTGAATATCGGCATGACCTGCCTGCTCCTTGGCGGTGAGAAGGTCCACTCCCGCAAAGTATAGCATCGTGATATATGTATGTCTGAGATAATGAGCCGTGAACGGTTCTATCACCATTGGGATCTTGACCGGGGCAAACCGGCTCATTGGCTTTTGGAACTTCTGAAGCTGTCCCTGCTTGTTAGGGACTACCACTCCCGAGAAATCACCGTACCTGTAGTTTAATTCAGAGATATATGAATTCCACAAGCGCTTCCAGCTGCTGTCAGTCATCATTGTTCCTGCGGCAGAAGGGCAGACGTATAGTGATCCCGAGGGCTTAACCGTCCGAAGATAGCTTATGAGCTTCTCGGGGATGAACACTGTACGCTCTCCGGCTGCGGACTTTGCGCCCTTTTTTACTGAAAGATAACTTCCTTCCGCTTCGACGGACTTCGTGACCGAGATCGTCCCGACATCGAGGTCTATGTCAGTCCAGAGCAGGGGAATGAGCTCGCCTCGTCTGAGACCGGCATACAGCATAATCATAGCGGCAGTCTGAGCCCGGTGCGGAGTATTCTCTATCCAGCTGATCTCCTCGGAAGTAAGCGCACGCCGCTTTTCCTCCGGTTCTCTGCGCTTAGGCATACGCACTCCATCGGCGGGGTTGAAGTCTATAACACGGTTAACAACTGCGAGCTGAAAGATCTGCCTGAGGATGTTCCTGATCTGCCGGAGCGTATCGTCTGCGAGCTGAGTGTTGTCATAGATAATACTCTGAATGTCCATAGCGTGTATCTTATTCATCTGCATATCGAACAGGTGACCGATGTACTTTTCTTTCGCTTTATATGCTCTGAATTTCTTGTCCGAGATCTCCGCTTGCTTGATTTTCAGCCAGTTATTCCACCAAAAACGGAATGTGTCTCTCTGAGCTGAGAGGTCCAGTCCCTTGCCGAGCTGAGTCCTGGCTTCATCGAGCTTGCGGTTCAGCTCCTTGTCGGTGGCAGCATAGACGTACTTGTATTTCTTCCTGCCGTCAACTATGCCGAGATAGATAGACGCTTGTTTTCTGCCGTCAGAACGGCGCTTGTTTTTTGTTGTAGCCATAGTCATACCTCCTTGACATTGTCTCGGAGCTATGATATAATAACCTTGCGACGGTTATGGTTTATATCATAACTCCCTCCCCTGCGGTGTTCCAGCACCGTGGGGGAGTTTTTTTAATAGGTATCTTTACTGAGGACATCCAGATGCCGTCTGTAACGCTTCGGGATATTGATACCGACAAGATAGCCGATAGAGTGCAGG